GGTATCCGCCAATCCGTGTACCCGCCCAGGCTCGCTGTGTTTGCCGCTGCGCAGTATTGGAAGATGTCGTACAACTCTCCAGTCCACGGCACCTTGCCGTTACTGGCCGCACCCATCGCCGCGTTCTCTGCACTCGTATACCGCGCCCACATCAGCCCGGTGTTCACGTCCAGCACGCAGTTGTTGCTCAGTGCCTCCCGCTTGGCCAGGCTCATTGAAGCACCCGCCGCCTCAAGGAGCGTCGCCTCTGTGGTGCGGATAGTGCCAGCCACATTCCCGGTGCTGATGTTGTACGTGCCGTCGTTGGATGCTGTCCCAGTGACGATCAGCACATCGGCGGTCTTGAAGATCGCTAGCCCATTGTTACTGTCTGTGATCGTCCCCGGCGTGGTCGCAGCGAATGCGATGCTGGTGTCCGTCAGGTGGATCAGGTCGATATTCGACGTGCCTGCATACTGGCCCGTAGTCAGGACCTCATATCGCTTGGCCAGGCCCTTCTCGTAGTGGCCATCATCCAACTCCGAGGAATACTGAGTAGTCTGCCCCGTCGCCAGCAGTATTCCAGCCCGTCTTGGCATTCTCAAAGGCATATCACACCTCCTACGTCCACGCCAACAGCTCTACCACAGTCCCCGCCGTCGGCGATGCCACATACAGCGTAGACGGTGCCGCAGCCTGGTTGATCTGTGGCGAGAAGTAGTAATCCCCGGCCTTCAGCGTGTGGTACGGAGCCGTCGGTGTTGCCACCTTGCCCGTGACGAACGCATAGCGCACGATTGCCTCTGTCCGCGCCTGAAACTCGAAGCCACGGCAGTTCGCGGGCAACGCCTGGCTATATTCGGTGTCAGCAACCGTGCAGGTTACGTTGTAGGTGGTCGGTATGGCAGTTGGAACGTCGAAACTGCCAGCCAGCCTGTCAGGTCGGTCGGTAACATCTGCCTGCCGAACGGCTCCAGCAGCAGCACTGGTATCGTAGATAGCAAGCGCATGTACGCCACCACCTACGTCTACCCAGCGAGTTACCAGCGTGTGCGGAATCCCTGCACCCTGAACTCTTTCAATATCTGCCATCTATCTAACCCTCCCAAATAAGGCTCCACCCTTCTCCTTCGAGGCTGTTGAAAGGATGCCCTAAGACCCAGAGCCAAACTGGATGCCTCACTAGGGCCCAAAGCAGCGCCACCTGACCCCAACCTTTGCGTCTCAGCCACTCGTCACGCCAGGCCTCGAAAAGGGACCTCACCTTAGGTGGCTTCTGAAAAACATAACCCCCTTCGGACCTGCTTTGTGATCTTCAAAGTAATCCAGGGCATTGCGCCTCCTAGCTATGACTACCACACTACGTCCACGAGGTAGGGGGATAGACCCCCACTATCCCCCTACCTACCCAGAGTGGAGACGTCCTAGGGAATGACCTCCTGGAAGTCAGTGATGCCGACAGCCTCGTATCGGCTGACGATCCCTAGCACGAGCAGGCTGTAAGTGTAGGCGGCAACGCCAACAGTTACGGTGATCTGAACGGTATGGAAGCCGTTGGATACGTCCAGCTCGGCGCTCCGGATTTCGATGCCTACGTACACTCCCGCGTCGGCAGCGACGATCTGTGTCGGCGCCTTCGTGCCAGTGACACCTGTTATGTCAGTTAGCTCCTTCGTGCCGGTACCGCTAGTGTCCTGCGCCTGCTGCACAGTGATGTCGATGGTGCTTGCCCCAGCAGGGGTTCCTACGTGACAGAACACAAAAGCTCGGTGATAATCAGCTAAGCTAACATACCCTGTGACGTGGGCTCCAACAGCGCCGTTCGCCGTGATAGGTGCCAGCGCTGCTAGCACGTCGTGGCATTCTGTAAACTCTTGCGTGTAAGACATTTGTTACCTCCTATTTGAAACTAATGACCATTGTGTGTCCTTCGCACTTTAGGTCGATCTTCCCGTACTCCAAAGCAGTCCGAAGCCACGCCTCAAGCAAGTTGCATACGTAACACATCCACGTGAGGTTCGTAAGTTTCCCATTTGTAGGATCGTGGTCTCGGTGATGCATCTGGAGTCTCCCTTTGACCCCAGGCATCCAGCCCTCCCCAACGCCACACCAGGAGCACTCAAAGGGCACATCGGACCTACGAAAACAGTCTAACTGAGTCTCTCTACTCTTACTGCTACCCTCGTAGGCTGGCCTAACCTCTACTCTGGCGTCCTGCAGCCACACCAGAGCGGTATCCCGCGACGCTCCCACTTCATCAGCAAGGGCATTTACAGACTTTCCCAAAACGTGATGCTGATGTGCAAGCCATTCCCTGCCCGGAGCCGTCCACTTAGTCCCAGGACCCTTCCCGTGCCTTCTAGGGGGATCAAGACCTTCTCCACTGGGAGCTCTCCCCACACCCGCAGCAGCCAGCCACCTCTCTACAGTAGCCCTGTCCGCGCCTGTTTCATTCACGAGCCCCTTGACAGTCTTCCCAAGTTCGACGTAGTGATGCTGCAACCACTCCGCGTCTGGATAGCTCCATCGACCCTGCACGTTCTGCCCACGCTTCACTGGAGCTTTCATTGTAATACCTCCTGTTGGTATGTCCTGGATTAAGCGGTGGCCAGGTGGCCAGGAATCCACTTTTCGGGCTTAAGTCCCTAGACCACCGCTATTCTACTCACTGGTTACCCGGCTTACGAACTCACGGGGTCCAGTACAACAAACGGGCTCACTTGTGTGGTCTGGTCCTGGTAAGTTAAGGGCGCAGACAACCAAGGTTGACCATCAACTCTATGTACCGCTCTCCAAGATGTCTCGTCATACTGCCAGCGAGGTGCGGTACTCGACTCAATGGTGGTCGCCTGACGATCTCCGATCAAGTAGTACCGCATGTCCGCCAGCAAGATGTCGCCTCGCGTTCCGAGGGCAGGCATCTTCTCGCACCAGTGAACTGGCAGTCCGAATAAGAACCCAGGGACTCCGTCCCTAGCATTCGGCTGCCACACGTAGCTGGGATTTCCAGCCGGGCCGCTCATCTGTATCAGATTAGCCATCGCACTCTGCGTTATAACCCAGCGCCCACGAGCGCTTGGCAGAAACCGCTGTAGCATGTTGATGCAGTCGATGTAGCTAATAGCACCAGCAGCCTGACGGTTCGGAGCCAGCGTCACAGGAGCATTCACAATGCCCCGGGGCTGCCCGCCACCGACCCCGCGCAGGAACGCGTAGTCTTCCATCCAGGCGATGCCACCTGCGAAGCCCAAAGGTCCACTCAGGAAGTCAGCCAACGAGATTGCACTGTCGTCCAGCAACTCGTCGCTAGCGTAGGTGTAACCAATAAGCTTCTTTGCTACCAAGTTCACCCTTCGGAACGTCGGTTCGGTTGTGGTCTTCTGCTCGCCTTCATCCGCCCAGTAGAACCGCATTCCACCAAACCAGGTAGGAAGTCCGGCCCCAAGTGTCTGTGTCTGATCCAGCACCGGAATAGCAATCTGCCTTCGTGCCATTCGGATGACCGTAGCAAACTGGCGTACGATAGAGCTTTCGGCCATCACGGCCTGAAGCTCAGCCATGAACTGCACAGGGATTAGGAACCCCCCACTGGCCCCAGCACTACCCGACATCTGCTTTTGCTGACCCTCGGGACCCGTATCACGCAGCCACTTCAGCCGGGAGTCGTCAACATTGTGCGTCATCTTCTGCCAGACGGCTGACAGATACGTACCCCAGTCCTTGAACTCCCCTACTCCCCTACTCGCAGGCGGCTCCTCCGTCTGAGACGAGGGACCCACCAGCGGATCGTCAGTAGGAGGATCGTCTCCAGGTCGCGGAAGAGGGGCACTGCCCTCAGAAGCGACCTTGAGTTGCATCGCACGGGCCTTCAGTTTCTGAGCGTCCTCAATCCTCTGTGCGACACTTTCCTTCTCCTCGACCGAGGCCTCGTCACCCTTCTCAAGAATAATCTTTACTGCTGCGAAGAGCTGTTCTGCCTGGGCCAGCATCTCTTGCCAAGTCATTTTACTCCCTCCCTTAGGCTAATCGAGGTGGGTGGTACGAGCCGGCCCGGCCTCGTTAGAGATCTGTACGATCTCTATCAATTCCTGTTCAATACTAACCAACGCTGCTAAACAATCTATAGGTGCCTCCTTATTGTCTGTATCTACTCCTCGCTCAACGAATACGTACTCGCCAGAGGCCCACTCACCTCTAGGAGTAAACTCCACCTCCCCATCCTTTAGGTCGAAATCTACCTTGAAGAATCCGAACCCATCCTGGTAAGACCTAACAACGAGAAAAGTATCAAAGACCTCGTGGACCCAGTAGTGGGAGGACTCGTCCCGCAGGTCGTTATTGTAAGCGCTATTAAACGCGGCTCGCACCTGGTCGATGACCCTAGTATAACTTAGGGCCTTCTTACCGTGCTCCTTTACCCACTTACGAGCTCTCTCAACGGTCCACTTGCTCTTGTCGAAAATGTAGGACTGTATAGTAGTAGTAGTCTCTCCCTTCAAGCGTCCTATGACTGCCTGAATTCCATTACCCTTATCTCCGATGTTTATAGTCCTAAACGATCCCTCTTGGAAGGAACTAGGATTCCGGACCCTAATACGGATCGTGTTCTCCGTGACATCTGGAGCTGGCTTTTCCTCTTCGCCCGCGCCCTTAGCGCTAACAACAGCAGCGGCTGGGTTCATACCAAATACCACAGGACTATACTCGTACAGACGTACAGTCCGAAGGTTACGGACAGTAACGGACTCGTCACCTACCTTAACCTCCGAGTAGTCGGCATCTAACGGATCGTAAGCAAAGGAAAACTCCGACACGGCCCCTGACTTTATACGAGTGAATACCCCTCGCCCCTCAGGAGTATCCATCAGAAACTGCGTTCTAGCCATAACTCCTCCGGTAGCCTCAGGGTACCTACTTAGTACGGCAGGTGGTAGGCCCTCCCTAGAAACCTCCCAGATCTTTAGAGGATACCCTATAGCATCCAGAGCAGAGGCGCGCTGATGGCTGTCGAGAACCTTAATACGGCCATCTTGCTCTGACAGCGTCTTCGTAAATGAGCCAGGGTGAGTGACGTCTCCGCCCAAGTCAAGCACTCCAAAGACAGAGATCAGGTGCTCAACAACCCCCTCATCTCCTTCTGCTACCAGCTTAACAAACGCAGGGACCGTCTTATACTCAGAGGGCTCAGTCGTACTATAAGACTGCTTGCTTTTCTTCACGATCCTCTTCCTCCATCTTGTACTCCGAAGGGCCGTGGTCGAGCCGTTCAGGTACAACGTCTCTCGCGAGCCTCTGCATACACTTCGTGCAGAGGTACCACCGGTGGCTCCCCCTAGTAGTCGTCCACTGAGCCTGATTATTACACCCACGACCGTAGCAGATTATCTTCCTCACAGCCCTCTCCCATTACTAAGGAGTTCTTTAACGTTACTCTCCAAGTCCAGAATACGCATTCCCCAGCTCTCACTCTCGTCGTCAGACCTAGGGCCCTGATCCTGACCCCTACCTGACTGTAGTTCGGGAATCTCGTCGCCCCCAGGCACAGAACCAATCCGCAACCCAACAGCAGCAAGGGCCTGGTTAGCAGGTACCCGCATCTGGTACAGTGTGTAGGCTGCATTTACGAGTATGGGAAGATCCTTTTGCAAGGCAGGAACCCCGGACGTATCAAACTTCACAAAGGCGTCTGGCGCCTTCAGGTGAAACTTATACTCTGCCTCGAACAGCTTCAACTCGGGTAGTAAGGTATCCTCCCAAACAGCCTTCCGCGCACCTTCGTAGTTTGAGTACGTTGATCGTTCCAATCCGATACGAGCACCAATTAGAATAGGAGGAATTCCAAAGGGGCCTAGGATCCTGCACTCATTCCTAGCATCAAGTTCCGAGAACCCCATCTCTTCGATAGTGAGTCCCAGTCGCTCGTACTTCGCTCCCCTATCAAGAACCCCTATTCCACCCCACTTCTGGGAACCTCCGTACTTCTTCTCCCACCTCTCTATAACAGTATCGACAATCTCTTCTGTTAGAGGAATATCGTACGACAGTACGCCAGCCAACATCGTTCCTCGCTGAAAAAAGACGTCCAGGAACGAAGTAACTTGGTTATCTACGTCAACACTCTTAGCTGCCGGACTTAGAGGTGATAGTCCGTACCCCATCCCTTCCAGCGGATCTCCAGGATTTGGCAGCTTAACGTGAATGACGTCCTCAGGAAGAAGTGGCACCCCGTCTTTAACGCTTCCTCCCTCTCGCACGTACAGATAGTGGCTCAAAGTTGCCTTCCTACCACTAGTTGGCACGATATAGACCCTATCCGGACGTAATGGGTAGAGTCCTCCATCTTTCGCTTTGTACGTATAGGAGTTTCCGTCCAGGTTGAGATATACCGTATTCAAGGACTGAAACTCAGCCCATGATTGATGCGCATTCGGTCTAGCTACCTGCCTAGCTAGCGGATGCTCAGGCGCAAGAACCGTAGGATAGTCTGGATCTCCCGTATAAGCCCGCAACGGAGCCGTAATCGTTGCCCGTACCTTGTACGAAATAGCAGAGTAGACTAGGGAGTTCGTATTGAACCCCTCATCTACATAGGTCCGGAAGTCCACTAGATGCCATTGGGGCTGCAGTTGCCTCCAAGCTGGCCATGCCCAGGGCAATGCCTTTGACCCTTTAGGATAGCCATTCCTAAAAACGTCAAGGGCGGCTCGAACCCTCTTAACTAGGGGTACTCCACTCACCTAAACAATACTCCCTGCACAGGCTCGTAGTTAGCTAACACAATAGCGTCTCCCTTCCCAGGGCTACGATTAAGCTTTTTCCTAACTGACTTCTTGGACTCTATCTGTATACCCCTAATAGTCATATCCCATGTGGGAGCAACTAGGTCCGCCATTAGTTCATCTCCGGGAGGAAGAGCTAGATTGTCGCCATTTACAGGGTCCAAAGCCTCTCTTAGTCTCCAGTAGGCCGCTGCCCTAACGTTTCTAAAGTGCAACCTACCGCTCTTGTCAGTTTCCGGCGAGCTGGCCCCAAAATTGATAGGAGCCACCTCGTAGCCTAGCCCTATCATAAGATCGTAGACGCTAGAGCCAATACCTACAACGTCTAGGTTTATCTGGACATCCCCATAGGTAACTCCTACGGTTTCCTCGTACAAAGCCACACAGGCTGGCGCGTCCGGCACTCCCGTACCAGGAAACGAAGAGATCTCAAAGTAGTAACTACCTGCTCGGGGAGCAATCTCCGTTTTATCTATTCCTCCACGCGAGGGGTCCAGCCCTACACGATCTATACTACTCCGCTCTGGCGGCTCACGATCTCGCCATCGCTGTTGGGCCGCCCTAATCCACTCTGACGGAATTACTTGTCTTGGAGGGTCGGGCGCCCTGATCGTAAACAACCCCAACAACAAGTGGGACCTTAGAGGCTCAGGTAATCCCTGCAAGACTGCCCTGTAGCTAGTAGCCCTCAGAAAAGGATTGTCATCAAGAAAGGACGGAATAAAAGTGCGACTTAGGGGAGTCACTAGCTCATCTAGCCCGGTTGTTTCATTCTTCTGCATAAGGGGCGTTCCGTCAGGGACTTCTATATCCCTACCCCCCTCACTAACGAAATACCTAAGCTCACCTGGCTTCGCGGGATTTGAATGATCCTCAGATATCCACGGAGCCCAATACCTTATCACCCACTCCCCTGCAGAGTGTGTTGGTGGATTACCTGCACAAACCACACGACATCGCTGGTCGGGGACCACCGTACGGTTCCAGGCCATCAAAAACCTGAACTGAGCCTCTGTAAAGTCACATATCTCATCGAACCCCTTAAAGTCGTGCGGACGCCCTTTGTACTTCTGCTTATCTTCCTCGTGCTGAACAGCCCCAAACTCTAAGACTCTGTGCCCAGGAATATCTCTCCAGCGAGAAGACGTTTGGTTATACTTAGCACCACTACCCTCAAATATCTCTTTCGAACGATCAACTAACTCCCGCAGCTGCACAAACTCGCGCCGAAAGATAATAGACTTACGGTGCGCAGTCACAGCTAGCCCTAGAAGTAAGTCGCTCTTGCCCCCGCCGGCAGCCCCTCCGTAATACAGAATATCTGCCTCACTAACGTACGCTTGGATCTGCGGTACGTTCTCTGGGTGCGGCGTCCATAGCTGGCCCCCAGCTAACAGCATATCTACGTAGCGTTGCTCTGTCGGGGTTAGCCTCTCAAGGAGCTCAGATAACGGCATTCTCCCTGGCCTCGCTTAGAGCGCCCTCAACGACCTGTGCTTCCTCTCTTTCTCTGACCGCCTGTAGTAAGGCCATAACTCCTGCAGCCCTTTCACCCACGGCCAGTTCACGACGAGCCGTCACATCTACTGAAGCAGCAATCCTCTGAAGAGGCGTCCCGATCAAGTAATTACTTAGCCACGACCTAGCACGATGATTCCCATCCTTTGCTTGTGCTACGGCCTTCTGAATAATCGCACACCAATCCTCGGGACTTACCGTATCTACCAGAGTTCTAAGAAACTTGAGTTCGAACTCTCTCTTAGGCCGCCCACCTCGCCCTCCGACTCCGAAAGCGTTACCCTTCTGAAACGCCCCTCCTGGACCAGTAACAGTCCCCTCTTCTCTAACAACTGGACTCCACCCAGCAATAGCAACCTTCTTATCGAAGACCCACTGGCTCAGAATCTTCGAACCGCCCGGGATACTACCCCTCCGAGCCGCTGCCCTTACTATCTGAACGTCTACACCAAAGTGTTCTGCTAAGTCTTTCGTAGTGCATACCTCAGCAGACGGTACGCCAATGATAGTATTACTTGTCACGTAACTCCGCCCTCAATCGTGTGTTTTCCTGCTCCAACTCAGCAATGCGATTCTCGGCCAGCTCGAGCGAGGCCCCCAGGCGATCAATCTCGGCTTCCTGACTAATAATCTGCTGCTCAAGGAAGACCTGACGAGCACGCAAGTTTTCAATATCCTTGCGCATGTCCCCTACCAGCTGACCAGCCGCTTTGGTAATTGCTACTGCCACCTCGGCTCTCAGCCTCTCGGGTTCTACCCGGGCCTTGCCGCGTCCTAGTAACCACGTAACAAGTGCAGAAACACCTGCTGCCAACACTACCGCCAGGGCTGCTATGAGAGCGTCCAATGTTAACCTCCTACCACTCGACCTCTAGGCCCCGAAATACCCTAAGTATGTTACTAACTAGCTGAAGTTCAGTGTACTGACTCAGGTCGCAACCTTCCTCCGTCATCTGCGTACGGATAGCCCTAGCAGTATACCCTCTAAGAGCTAGCTCCCTGAAGCGCGCCTGGTACCTCTGACTCACCCTACACCTACGACAGCATAGTCACATCCGCCCACGAGTAGGGGACGTGCAACCCCCATTATAACCCATATATTGTGCGTGGGACGCACCTTTTCTTATAAAAAGCGGAGCTACTAAAATTCCTCAGCAAAACAACGGGTCTTGGTCTTGACAAAATCCGTTTTTATGGTATAATTATGGTGATTGATTATAACCCGAATTGCTAAAGACAGGAGAACCCCCTATGTCGAGAAAGTACACTGCCAGAATCGAGGCCGCCATAACCCCTCAGCTACGAGAAAGACTCCGAAAAGAAGCCCTACGCAGGCACTACAACCTATCAAAAACGATACGTACCCTCCTAGCCGAAGCCCTAGATTTCTCCGAGGCTACCCTACCCAGCAGCGTCCCTCCTAGGGAGTACGAGATCCGGCTTACGGATAGTGAGGCTCTGAGGCTGATAAGGCTGGGGTACTACATACTCCCGGCTGAGAATCTAACCCAGACCGTACTTCCTGGGCTATAATGCGTAACTTCATCGAACTCCTATCCCGCAAGGGTAACTACGGTCATTACTGGCTAAAACAGAGCAGGGCTACTATCTGGTGGGACGTAAAGGATCTTCCCGAAGCACCTCGCCTTCCGGAAGACACATACTTCGGAGTCCACCCTAGTAGAACCAGGAAGAGCCGATCTCAAAGGACTCTTGAAAGTGACATCGCAGCAATCAACTGCCTCTACGCAGACATAGATAGCAAGATATTCTCGGGTGGAAAACCCGCTGCTGCCAACCACATAAAGACCCTTCCTGTCCGACCTACCGTCATTGTAGACTCCGGCGGGGGCTACCACTGCTACTGGATCCTAAGAGACCCTTTCATACTAGATTCGCCCCTCAAGGAGGAAGTAGCAAAAGCTCTGCAAAGCCGCTGGGTCGCCTTCGTAGGAGGAGACAAAGCAGTACATGACCTAGCCCGAGTACTAAGAGTTCCAGGGACTCTTAACTACAAATACGATCCTCCCAGACAAGTACAAGTTGCGTACTCGAACCTACAGTTACTGTACAGTATAGACGAACTTGAGAGCGCTCTCCCGGAACTTGAACACAGGGAGGAGGAGGACGACGACGAGGAAGAAGGAGACGATTTAGAATACCCTGCTCCTACCCAACCTAATAGCCTTACACTGCAGGAAGTAGTAGATAGAGCGCAGAAATCCTCCGGAGCCGCAAAGTTCAAGCAGTTATGGTTACGCGAAGAGTCAGACGAGTTCGAATCGACAAGTGAGGCGGACTTGGCTCTGTGCTGTATCCTTGCCTTCTGGACGGGAGGTGACGCCGAAAAGATAGATAAACTCTTCAGGGCCTCTAAGCGAATGAGGCCCAAGTGGGACCGAGATGACTACCGTCGCGGAACCATCCTAAGGGCCCTAGGCCAAGTAACGGAGCACTACACTGATCCTGCAGGGTTCCTTACGGCTGGAGCAGACGACGAAGGCAACGCTCAGTGCGTAGCGGCCCGATGCAAAGGCAAGTTCCTGTACTGTGAAGCCTTCGGCTGGATGCACTACACTGGCGACCACTGGGCCACAGAGTTGGCCGAAGCAGCAGTAGATCGGCAGGTTGTGAGAGTGCTTAAAGACAGACGTGCTGCTGCCGCTAAGGCCGAGATAGGTGAAGATAAGAGGATAGAGGCGATCATAAGAACTGCTAAGCCATCTTCCACCAACGTACGGAGCTGCAAGACATTATTAAGATCCCTTATTTCAGTTAGTGTTGGATCATTTGACGAGTCGCCTGACGAACTTAACTGCCCTAACGGAGTGCTTAACCTACGTACCGGAGAACTTATGCCCCACAACCCCAGTAAGAGGTTCTCGTATGTCATAGGAGTCCCTTACGAGGCACAGGCCGACCAGTCAGTATGGGCGTCGTGGCTACTCGAGGCGGTAGGTGGCCGGGAGGACGTCGTTGAGTATCTTCAGACGGCCGTAGGGTACTCCCTCACTGGTCGTACCCGCGAAGAAGCGATGTTCTACATCTACGGGCCGGCAAGAGCTGGTAAGGGAGTCTTCACCGAAACAATACAGGCTCTACTAGGCGGCCGGCCACTGGCAACCGAAGTTGGAATGGAGACCTTCGTAGAGAAGCGGAGAGGCGGAGATCAGCAGTTCGACCTAGCGTCGCTGAAAGCGTGTCGGTTCGTAGCAGCAAGTGAGAGCAAGTCCGGCCAGTGGCTAGATGGGTCTCACATCAAGCGATGGACTGGCGGAAGTCCCATTACCTGCGCCCACAAGTATCAGCGAACGTTCACTTACCGCCCGCAGTTTAAGATCTGGCTAACCTCGAACTACCCCCTACAGATAGATCCGGACGACGAAGCCGGCTGGACCAGGCCCAGGGTCATACACTTCCCGCACTCCTACGTGGATGAGGAGGATAAGACCCTTAAGGAGCGAATGCGCTCACCAGAGGTACTTCAAGGCGTCCTCGCGTGGGCCCTAGCTGGAGCAGTTAGATGGTACGCACTCCCTAAGAGTGGGCTACAGGCGCCGGAGATCGTGCGACAGGAAACGCTTAAGGCGAGAGCTGCGGTAGACTGGGTAGCACAGTGGATCGACGAGGAAATCATAGTCACAGGAGATGACAACGACCGAATACCTAATGCCGACTACTACGCTCGATACAGTGATTGGTGCCAGACGCGCGGAGCGGCCCAACGTAAACTGAAGGCACTAAACGACTCGTTAAGTAGGATGGGCTTCGACGTTAAGGGTAAGTCCTTTAGGTACCGAGGTAGAACGTGCCGAGGATGGCGGGGTGCACGTCTGCTCGGTACGTCGTTTCGTGAGCAGATTACTGCTATAGGGGAGAGGGAGGCAGAGGCTGCAGGCTCTGAAGAGGGAGTATGATGTATCCAGCCAGTGAGTTTGTGCAATTTCTTTTGCGGGCCGGGCCAGCGACACCAAATCACAATGAATCACACCAGAAGTGCAAACTTTCTATTGTAATTCTTCTACACGTGAAATAATACAATCTTAACGTGATTTTTCGTGATTTGTGATAAGTTCTGGTAGAATTCCGCAAGTTTTGGTAAGAAAGGAGTGTATCACGTGAGTAGTAGTAGTGACCTTACTGCGCAGGAACGCGCAATGGTAGTTGCCTGGGACTTAGCTAGGGGAATTGAGATGACCGTTGCTGATGTACGCGCTAGAACTGGACTTAGTAGCTGGGCGGCTCGACGGTTACTTACGAAGGCCGAGAGAGTCCTGCCTGTGCTCAAGGAAGGCGAGACGTGGCGGAGTTTACTAGGCTAGTTCACGTGTACGCCAGCATGTGTCGTCCGTCGGCGGTCGCGGCGTTCGGTCGGACGTGCGCACGGACGTGCGTAGCGAGCCAACGCGATGCGCGTTTGCACGAAAGCTGCGCGGTTTTGCGCGAAAACCGTGCAAAACCGTGCAAACCGCGTGCACTTGACATAATGACCGGTTTTTCGTTTTGCGCGAAAACCGTGCAAAACCGTGCACGGAAAGTGCGCGTTTGCGCGGTTTGGTTGACATAACATCATTAAAATGCACGTTTGGGTTGACATAATCCAGTGCTTGACATAATCCCACTTTTCGCGCGCTGTTGCGCGTTTGCGTGGTTTTGCCGCGCGTTTGCGCGTGCTTCGTGCGCGAAATTGCGTACAAACGCGCGTTTAGTGGTTTTATGTCAACCAAAACGCGCAAAGTGTGCGTGAGTTGACAACCCGAACGCGGTGGTGTACAATGGTGGTGTACGTTGGATGGTACGCACGAGTCGTGCCACGAAACGTACACACAACGGAATGGGGGTTTTGTACGATGGGGACGATGGTTCGGATTGGTACGTGGCTTGACGGCCACGGCGTTTCGGACAAAACCGAGCGGGGACGTTATCGGCGGTTTGTCCGACACGGGAATGTTGCATCCGCGCAACATTTGGACAATTTGGGGTTGTGGGTCATCGACGGCGCAACGCCGCTGCCCGCGTTGCCCGAACCCAAACAATCGGGGTTTGCGCCGTCCCGTACGGACGGGTTGTGGCGTCACATCGTGTATACGGACGCCGCTGGTGCCGACAAAATACGCGCGTTGGGAATGACCGTGATATGCACGCGCGAACGTGCACGCAAACGTCGCATCGAACGTAAACGATTGGCGGCAGCGGCGGCGAAACCGACACCACCGGTCGCCGACCGAACAAACGATGTGAACGCCAATAACCAACACGACGCCACGGGGAATGGGTAATGCCCACAACGGTGATTATCGTGGTCGTGTTGGCATTGGGCGCGTTGGGCGCGTACGTGTGCGCGTGCGCGTCCGGGAATGGGACGTCGGGTTATCGAAACGGACGTTGACATAACGTGGTACATTAACAACTGCATAACCACCCGAACACCCCCACGCGTGCGATGGTACGCGACATGGGGGTGTTCGTGCGTCACACGCCACGCGTGGAAACACACGCGTGCACTTGTGGCACGTGGGCATTGACACCTTATGTCAACACGCACGGACGACCACCACCACCACCCACCACCCACTACCCCAACGTCGCTCCCGTCGCTCCCGTCGCTCCCGGCACTTCGTTTTCGCGCGAACACGTTTCGTGCGCGAACGAAGCTTCGGGAACGTGGCCGACCGGAGCTGCACGTCGCATTGACGGCCACAGCACTACGGAGGGTACGATGAAAGCGCGTGAGTTCGGAGATGTATGGGACGCCGCCGTGTACGCGTTGTCCCGAGACCGAGTGCGATGGTTGGACGAAGTCGAGCAACACATGGAGCGGTATTTAGCCAACCGCGCCAAGCGCACGGGACGTGCGTGGCACGTCGTCGAGCGGTACGCGACCGACGGTTCGCAGCACCGCATCGAGCCCCTGGAACTGGGATTTCACCAGCGGGCGCTCATTGAGGCCGACAACCACGAGCGCGTACGCTTGTGGTACGCGGGAAGCTACTGGAACCAATCGAGGTAGCAACCGAAACGCCACCGCTGAGCGCGAAGCGTTGCGAGCCCACGAGGGCGAGGCAACCCGGTGGCGTACGCCCACTTGGCCGAACGGGCGCTGATGAGGTATAGGCCACGGAGGGCACGATGAGTGAGTATGACCGGCGAGATGGCCGGTGAGAGAGTGCGCTCGTCGAGTGGCACAGGGCAAACGGAGGGTTGCTGAGGTGATCAAGCACAAGATCCACAGGGTAAGTGACGAAGTGTGCGCGGGATGCGCACAAAACTGGGAGGGCGAGTGCCGTGCATATTCAATGCCGCACTCAGGGATGGAGCGGGCGCATCGCTCCCGGTCGGGGCCGGCTTGCGAGCGCCGTAGGTCGATGGCGCTCCAAGCAGCCGAGCGCCGCAGACTGGAGCACGACCTTGATGCGCTGAGGGAACCGTTCCACAGCGCGCCGTACAGGAGGGTTGTGAAGTGACGAAGGTTGAAGTGTATGTGCAGGGGTGGGTCGTCGAGTTCGAGCTGGACGACGACCAGTTGGCGGAGCTTCAGTGCAACGGGCAGTGCTCCGCCGTGTGGTACGCCGCCGAAGAAGCAATCGAGGCGGCTGAGGCGGAGGAGGGTTGTGAAGTGACGAACGAAGTGAAGTGTGAGTGGTGTAGCGGTTCAGGATCGAGCCGTTGGCCCATAGCGTATTACTGTGGGCACGACGGATCCTTCGTCGGCAGCAGCGAGATTGACGCGGACGCGCACGCCGTCGCGTGCGGGTGCGTGCCTACGAGCGAGTATGGGCCTTGCCCCTTCTGTAAGGGGGCAAGGCCCAGCCGGGGCGCCTAGGGGGTTTGAAGTGACGAAGCCCTACAAGTATCGAGTCACCTGCACAGAGGCCATCGCTGCGGAGATGGCCAGGTACGAAGGCAGCTCCTTCCGGAAAGTCGCGTTTCCTCCCTACGTCGCCCTGGGGGAGCGACTTGAGGAGCAAGAGGCCATTGCTTGGACCGTGAAACACTTCGGCCCGAACGGTCCGAGGGACCACCTACGATACGAGTGGGAGTTCGTGGGAGAGTCCCTTCCTGCTAGAGACCGGTGGTCCAGCTTCGGTGTCAGTGTGAGGAGACTGTAATGCTAGCTGAAATGGATAAGATCATAGTGCGCCTATGGGTGGCCGAAGTCGGCGCCCAGCAGGTGCACGACCGCCTCAGCGCTGTAGCGGACCGCGAGGGGGTGGTCGGAGCAGCACTGTTTGGCTCCGCAATCTACTCCCTCAGGGAACGGGCCGAGTATGCGGAATCGCTCATCTGCACCAGCATCAGCCCGGACTAGTGAATCGCTCACCAGCCCGGACTAGCGGCCGGGCTGGGAAGCGGCGCATTAGTCGTCGCCTGAGTGGTAGCCCGCTGTGAACGCAGTGTGGCAGTCAACGAGAACGGAGGGTTAGGAAATGAAAGTGACGCTGAGGGAAAGGGGGCCGAGCGCAACGAAGAAGCAGCTGGGTGAGGAGGGCCATGGATAGGCGGTTGTCAGTGTCCG